GTGCCTTCAGGTTTTACGGAAAAGTGTTGTTCTCCCGTCTTACATATCCAAATGGCTGTACCCTTCTCTCGCCCTGTACCCTCCTTGACATCCACAATGGGATATTCTTCGGTTTGGAATGACTTGTACTTGAGAAGGTAATTACTCCTCTTACCAATCTCGTAGGTACTCATGGCGTCACGGATCATGATACCTTCATGCCCCTGGCTCACAAACATATCATGGTAGCCATTGATTTCTGATTTATTCTTCACGTGGAATGTATCAACTGTGACCCGCTTCATTCGTTCCTCAAATGTGAGATTTGGTCGATTTAAATCGAAGTAATCAAACACATGGAACTCCAGGGATTCGGGGTTCATCTTGAACATGCTCGTGATTTCCTCAAACGTTTTGTTGGGGGCGTAGCATTCACCATCCAGGTACTCACCATCCTCAAGTCCATTAGCAAGATGGTCGACACCGTGAACGGGTTTGCCGGTTCGAGAGAAACATCCCTTATTTGAAACGAGAAGACGAACCCCATCCAACTTGGGTTGAACATAAAAAGGCTCGGTTATGTACTTTTGACGGTCTTCCCATTTGTTAGCCAACATAGGAAGAATCTGTGTACACTTGGTCTTCTCATTGTTCCACATGGTTTGGGCCCTCATGAGCGCCTTTTCGTAGCCCGTTTTAACATTCGTTCGGGATACAGACACCTTTTCACTCCCAACGACACCCGACGTCTTCACGATGTCAGCTGTACCATTCTTCATGTCCTCGACACGAATGTCCGTGAATCGCTCGTTTCCGTTCTTGTCTTTCTTTATAAGGCGTTCCATTATACTGTATTAATATCTCAGCTTTAAATAGATGTCGGATTTACCGGTTGTAAATTATGGCAGAATGGAACGACTTAGGCCTCCAGAAAGCACAATTGTGCCATTGAATTTGAATACGTTTTGTGTTATATTTATAATTTTATGTGTGCTAGCTCTCTACAGACGCTCTGTGAAGATTACTCAAGAGCGTGGACGATTCCATACTTGAGGCAGTCACGAGGATTGAGATAGATATCCTTCTTCATGAGCTTCTTCAGCATCTTCTCGGGAATCTTAGTCTTCTCGAGATACATCTTCTTTAGCATCTTCATGAACTTATCCGTCGATTTCAACTCGTGTTTAAGTTCCTGAAAATTACCCCACATCTCGGTAGAAATTTGGTGAATGAGAACGTATGCGTTCCTCCCCATACGCCTCTCAGAACCTCCAAGCAGCATGAACGTCGCGGCACTGCAACAAGACCCCTGTGCGATGGTAACAACCTTCACGCGCGAGGACTCGAGTGTGTTCATTAGTGTCATACCAGCAAAGATGTCACCACCGTCACTCATGATGTGAACCCTGATGATTGGTTCGTAACCAAAGAGTTCAGCCTTTTTCTTAAGTAATTCAATCTCCAATTTTTTAAATTTTTCAACAAAATCAAGGGCGTTTTCTCTATCCACATCGGCATAGAAGAGGACTTCGTTTCCAATAACCTTAACACATTCTTCGACTTCTGTCTCTTCATCTTTCGTAGACATTCTTAAGGGCCTTTTTTACCTTTGTGACGTCTCGTGATTTTAAGTTCTTTCCGACGGCCAAATGATTTATGACGTCGAAATCTTGAGGTGAAATTTTATATTCTACGAGGTTACTTAGGTCCCCTTTCTCCGCATAATCTTTCAAGAGACAGAGTTCTTCAACCCCGAGACCCAATCTGGATTTCTTACGAATATCATCGTACTTTTGTTTTCTCATCTTGTAGTTACCCAATTTTGTCCAACAACTTCCAGGTCGAATCTTATCTTTCACGAGTGGTTCACCTAACGCTGATTTAGGAATAGTTAGAGCGTTCAATACAAAATAAGGCATAAGGTTCCAGTTTCCATATGTATAAATGTGGCTATCGTAATAATCGGCTTCCGAAAATGCATTTATGGCCTTTACAACATCGACACCCTTGGAATCTAAATAATTCTCTTGAAAGATGTCCCACATATGTCCATGTTCTGATATGCTGTCATGAATAGGTATGGGTTTGGGGTCGCATAAAACATCCGATATGAACTCCTTGGGTGTTTTAAAATCGTCTATTTCATCATATCCATCCAGATACGTGAAAAAATTCCGAATGTTTCCCTTACATAAATGGGCAGCGTTTTCTACGTTTGGTCCTCGTTCATTCGTAAGTTTCATGAGCATTTCAGGTTTGTGTTTGGGTATGAAGACTGTTTCAAAATTCGGATACATACACATGTTTGTAGATGTCACCAGAAGGGAACCACCTCTAGTAATTGAATCTCCATCAGATATTCGTTCTATCACCGGTTTAAATACTGGGTCATAATCTTCTATGAATACATATTTAGAAGATGGTTTAATAAACGGTAAAAACAACGATTTACTTTTTAGATGTTCCGTTTGAAGTTCGACATGGTTCACACCCTCAAGTACCTGTTTAAGGATATATGATTTTCCTACACCAGAAGCTCCACATATGAAAACATTCTTTCGTTCACGAATGTATCTACGAATCAAATCAATTTGTTTCGTATGAATGGTCTCCACGCTATTTTCGACCTCTTTTTTTTGCTCAACTATTTTAATGAAGGAATCCATCGATGACCTTACTGATCAAGCCATAGATTTAGTGCTTCAAAATAACGCACTACATAAACGTATCGTAGAACCTTTAAAAAGGAAAATTTTACCATACGTTGCATGTGGAGTTCTAATGAATATCGCGATGTTTATTCTTTTGGTGTACCTTGCTCGACGTCTGTCGGTTCTTCCTCTTCCTCATACTCTTCACCCTCTTCAAACTCTTCCTCCTCAGGTTCCTCTTCCTCTTCCTTAGGCGCTAACATCTTACCTATTTTCTCAAATGGTGTATTCTTTGTTATGGCCACGATGGGTTCAATCGTTTTGGGGAGTTTGAGGGGTGGTATAGGACGCACAGTGAGAATCTCTGGTTTTGTGAAGACACCCTCAATGGGATACTCTTTATCGAAATTCAATAATATCTTTTTAGGGATAGGAGGGGATTGTTCCAAAAGACTGTCATACGTCGCCTTACACTCTTCGACAAATTTTAGACCCTCCTTGTTACGCTCGTTACGGGGTAACGCCAATTGAAGTCGAATATTCCTGGAAAGGCTTCCGTGTCCTAACGCAGCAGTTCTATGATTCTCCATCAACTCATTTACCTTAAGGAATTGCATGATCGTGGCTATAAGACCGGCAATCAGGTTCAAACCTCCAATTATAGATGGTGCCGCAGGTTGAATACTTGGAGGTAAAGTGCTCTGGGCAAAGTTCGCCGTGCCAGTTATGGTCGATAGAACAATCACAGGTAAATTGAAACGCAAACTAAGTCTTTTAAATTGCAGAAACGCTCGATGATGCATGTAACGATAACACGCAGAAGCCTCACCCCATTGTCTGAGGACATTCTCGTGATAATCGTTCCACATTTCCTCCATATTTTTTTCCTCCGTCATCTTATAATAGATGAACATTATATTTCTTCTACACACTCTGTTCCTATTAGCTATTCTTATCGTCCCGTTTACCAACAATAAAAGGAACCTGGAATTTTACTCCATTGTCATACCCTTCATCTTCTATCACTGGTCGGTGAACGATGACACTTGTGCACTGACTCAAGCGGAGATGATGGTTACTGGTAAACACAAGGATGAGACCTTTATGGGCAGACTTGTCGGTCCAATATACAAAATGGAAGAAAACCAGGTTAACAATATGACCAAAACCCTCTTCTTTGTTTTATGGGCTTTTGTTGGGTATAGACTAGGACACTTTGATATATTTTTCGATGACCTAAAAGATTTGCTTAAAGGTAAAAAGGTAAAATAAAGTATCATGGACCTCAAATTTAAGAGTGAAATCAAGAAACTCGTGTATAACCGTGATTTGTATCACGCAAATTATGTAGAGGAGTTGGAAGATTATGAAAGTAAGGTAGAAAGAATTACTTCTCAGATTGATAAAACTGAGTCGGAAGTAAAGAAACAAATTTTGTCTAAACAGAGGGAATATTATGAAAGGCAAATTGAAAAACTAGACAGGAACTTGGAAAACACTACTAATGCTATCAATCAGAAGATAGAGTATTTTGAGGAGCAACTTCAAAATCTAGAGAAGGAAAAACGTTCACTCGACTACAATATTGAGAGACTCAAAAAAGGACTCGAGAGACGCAACACAAATGAAATATTTGATATGTTTGAATGTGTTACAAACGCAATTACTATTATTCAGGAAGACATGAAATCTACTTCTTCTTCGAAAGCTGATGAACACGCTTAATGAAGTCCTTGTTACGTCGAATCTTAGGATCGGCGGCTATGAGGCGCATAAGTGCCGCGGTGGGAATTTTGGGACTATTACCTGAAGGCTTAGGAGTTTTCTTTAATTTCTTCTTAGCGTTCTGGAGTTGTTTAGTAGTTGGCATTTATTATACCTTGGGAAAATATCTGAATCTATCGAAGATGTGGGTGACGACTTTAAAATTGTAATACATAATCATACAAAAAGCGTCTGCAATGTCATGTTTTCTTTCATACGGAATTTCTTCAGATATATGATTTTCCATTATAGAAACAGTTCTCTCTTTCCGTTGCTCATAATCTAGGTTTCTCATACCAAAATGTGTATGCATGCTCACAGGTGAAATTAAAACAACCTTATCTTTGAACATGTAGTGTAACAAGACTTCTATATTTGTAAACCCACCGGGTGGTTGTCTCTCTATGAGTATTTTATCAACCATGTCAAACCATTCTTGATGTTCTTCTACAAATAAAGGTACTAGGTCCACTATATCATTTGTTTGTATGTATTTGTAGTCTCCTAAACTTACCTTTTTTATCTTTCGAACGTTAATTTTCGGGTTATCTTCAAATTCAGCTAAAACGAGGCCCATATTGTGATACCCTATATCAATCGCCAGGACCTTCATAACTTTAACTAAAACATTTTCCTTAACTATAGTAAATGAAGAATCGACAGAAGATTCAGGTGATGACCTTGACTCTTATCGTACTCGTGGGTGTTCTCGGATACATGTGGTACAACCCCAAGGTTGTAGAGGTTCCGGTTGAAGTTGTCCCCGTTCCACCCCGCCCCGTGGAGACGCGTCGTCCCCCGGTGAGGGAACCCGAATTTAGGGGTCCGCCTATCAAACAGTATAAACCTGGTTACATGCAGCAGATGGGTATAATCACGAGTGGTGATGGTGAGACTCTCCCTCTCTATGGTAAGGAGGTGCGTGGACGTCGTGACCGCTATCACTACTATACAACTACCGGTGGGGAGAACTTATACCCAGTTTCTGTCAGCCACAACGCGAGAGATTGCATGGAGGACATCGGGTGTGAAGAGCTATATGGAAATGAAACAGTCACCGTATTGGGAAAGACTGGTTCATTCACAGTGAATATGTATCGTACAGATGATTTCTTTTAATTTTCAGCCGCGGGCTCCTCTGTAGTTTCGGCTTCCGCCTTTTTCTGCTTAACGCGCTTCTGTACATCGTTAATCAGAGAACTCGTCTGACTAGAAGAGCAGCACGCCGAAACGGCGCACGCCGCCAGAATGGGAGGGGATTTGAAAGGTATACGCATGATACCCATGATGCCCATTATAGAACAAACTAAACACGCGATGGTAAATCCAAGTTGGGTGTTACCCATGGGTTCACCAGAAGTCTTGAAAAGATTTCCAATCATCTTTTACTATACATTAACAAAAATTATTTCTTAATCGTGTTATGATATCATATTCTCTGGAAAGGAAACCTGTGTTCCCTGTATATTTTGATTTGAGTCGTAACAGTTCTGCTATTCCCTCATCATCGAGATGTTTAAGAAAATCCACCTTCATCTCCATGTCGTCCAATTGGTTTTGTTCTTTCATGTGTTGAACATACGGCCATGTGTGTTTTCGTAGAGAATTGACTTCTTCTTCGAGGCGTCGAATCCTTGGAAGAAGAATTTTGTGAATTAAAACCCTTAATTGTTGGGTTTCACTCATCTTATGCTAAGTGCGTTTTTTATCTTTATACAAATTAAGATGTCTCTTCCACAAGGTAAGCGTGATTTTATTAGAAAACTAGTCACAGGTGTATCAAGTGTCATGGAATTTGACAAACTCTTGCACTCAACAGATGAAACGGATATTTACATAAAAAAACATTTTCTCGTCCGAACTGATGATGGGTCTTATATGGTAAATAAAATGAATTTTTGTATGTGTGTAAAGACATTAGATTTTGATTTCTTGTGTAAAATATTTATTCGTTTGGATACGTATGGTATGACCCTACAAAAGGTGTTTCTTGAAGCTAATGTAAACCCATTATATTTTAGTAAAGAAGAGATGAACTATGCTCAACTCATTGGACGAGGTGAAATCGAAACTTTTTTTGATTTGGTTCTCTATTGAGTAAAAAATCTCAGTTAACAGTAGATGCAGTACCGTGACTTGAAAAACAAAGCTAAGAAGCTCGGTCTCCGCGTGACTAAAACTGTCAAGGGAAAACGAGTCAAACTATCAGCGAAAGAACTTCGCTCTAAAATTACTATGAACTTTGAGAACAGTGTGAAGAATGCACAGAAAGTTATCAGAGTTTGTCAAACTGTAGTTGTTCCTACCGCGTACGGTGGAGGCGGAGCACCTCCACCCCCACCTCCTCCACCCCCACCACCTCGACGCCCGGTCATCAACGCAAAGCGCGCGAAACTCATGGCCGAACTGAAAAATGTCCTTAAGAAGAAGGGACTTTCTACTCCTTCGTAACTTCGAACGAATGGACGCTTGTACACTTTTGGTCGGATGGACCTCCGAGTGTTAATTTAACACCACCCTTGTTCACTTTCGAATACGTGATGACTTTAAAACCTTTTGGTACGATGATAGATTTAAAAGGAGTATCGAACGATGATTCGACATTTTCTTTGAACTCAGTGGATTTACCTTTATAGTCACATTCTGTGTACATAGTAACGTAAGGTGAAGCTTTCTTTTCGGTGATGATTTCCTCTTTCCTACTATTTTCTTTTTCCTGTAAGAAGAAATAGATTCCACCTCCCACTGAACTCATGAGAGATGAGAAGGCACAGGCCATAAGAATTATATCACCCATATTATAATCTGCGTACATTATAATATGGCTGCTATTGGCGTTGTACTAGGTCTTTGCTGCTGCTCTTCTTTTTCCGTTGCAGGGGGTTGGTTTGGTGGGTTTATCCCTGGGACCGAACCCAATTTCTTAAAAGAAATGAAAGCTACCGAATGGAAGAAGATCGTCGATGAGATGAAGGTCATGAACAAAAAGAATAAGGAAGAAACGAAGGAATTCGAAAAGGGTGGCCCGGATGGCGCGGATTTATCTGCGGAAGAACGCCAAGACTTGATGAATATGTTGAAAAACCACATGCAGGAACTCCGTGATTCTGAAACGTGTAAGAAAGTGAATGAATTACTCGACGGTACTCGCGAAAGTAATAAGTACAAGGATACTTTTTCTGCTTACCCGGATGATATCATTACACTTGGTGGTTCAAAACATAAACACGAAGTATGGGATAGTGCGATTGGACTAGACGACGACTTTCCGAAACGGGAGTTCGAGGGTGCTATGACAGTGTGTATGGCGACTGATGAGGAATTTCAAAAGTTCAAAGAAAAGTAATACCAAACCTCTTAGACATAAACTTCTCTACACCCTGAAACGTGGGAAAACTCCAGAGGTACCAACGGGACCAGAAACCAGCCCCGTCGATACCACTCATTTTCCAATTCTCTTTGTCGCTCCCGTCGATGCTTAGCATTTTATCCTGAATTTTCTTGGGATCTCGCTCAGCAATAATACTTTTGGGTATCCTACCTCCATGTCGGAGGACATAGGAACGCATACGTGAAGGATTCTTGTGTTTGGTGTAGTCGGAATAACCACTGGCACCAAAGTCAACAGTCCTGCCGTCTTCGAGGGTCGCCCTGAACTTCTTTTTAGGGTTAGGGCTACGAGTTATCTTGACGCGCATACTTACATTTTACGAAGATAATTTACTTGCCGCAGCAGCTGTACTCCTCCTTCTTAGCTTGGGGAAGGAAGAAGAGACGCTCGGGGCCACGCTTTACACGGTAGAGATGGTCATACATGTGGAGAAGACCGATGGTGAGAGCGAGGGTGGCGATAACGACACCGTTCACCTTGCGCGCGCTGTACGCGTAGACGACGATGACAGCGGCGATAATCATCTGAACGATGGTGAGCTTAGGGATAGCGGGCATCTTGAAGCGAGACTCGGTGGTCTTGACCTCAGGAGTGGGCGCGGGCTCGGCATACTTGGATGTGTATCCAACGGGCATTTTATAATATCCTGAGAAAATAATGTGGAGGTTTGCTTTTGTTCCTATGTTTATGGTCTTGTATGACTACATCAAGGCTCCCATCGATCGTCTCTATTTTACAAACCCTCATCGACCCTTACTTGGAATACGAAATACATTCAGAGAAATTATACATTGCTTCTCTGAGCACGATGTAAAGCATTACCCTGGTCTACTTCTAGTTAAACTTAACTATAAGAAGATACGTGAAGAGTTTGAACGGGTTTCACCTACTCTAAAAAAGCGTTATCAACACGACGAGGATGTATGGTCCGAAAAGAACGATGGTTACTATTATTACAAGGTGAAAGATTTTCCTTTATTGAATAGTTTGGTGAATCAGATACCATGTATTTATAAGGATACAGCCATGTTTGTGGTCATTGAGGGTCCTATGGTACTTCCACCACATAGAGCTGAGTCGAATGAATTTTTGAGATATCAGCTCACTATACGTGGTGATGGTGATTGCACCCTGTATACTGAGAGAGGTAAGTTTGTCCAACATGAGAGTGAAGACTTCTTTTTCGACCACGGGCGATACCATGAACTCATCAAAACCGGTGAGGGTAAAAGGGTTTTACTCATACTTGATGTTCATAGGTGATTTCGACACACGGCAACGTATTTATCGCTCCCACCAATGAGTTCGAGGCACGTGTCATCCACAGTCCTTTTCGTGAACGGACCCGGAGTTCCATCGTTACATTTCATACATAGCGCCGAAAGTTTAGTCACGTCACATGCGATTGGAATACAGTCGATAAGTTCACCAAACTTTCTCTGAAACGAATCGGCATCGAGACCTGCTATGATAATGTCTTTTTCATTGAGGAGACAACATTCGACAAACTTTTTGAGTCTGGGAAAAAATTGGGCTTCATCTATAGCGATAATATCAGCATCATAAAACTCATCCACATCCATCAAATCAAATAGGTCATATGTTTTGTAGCAGTTGAATTTCACGTTGTCGTGGGTTTTCAAAACTTCATCAGGACACCTCGTATCTTTACTGGAGTTGACGACGAGAATCTTCTTTCCTATGACTTTCAGGCGCTTAAGTCGCCTGATAAGTTCCGAAGTTTTACCAGAAAACATATTTCCCATAATTATTGAAAGACCCATCCCGATTTATTAAAATTATCTTGTATTTTTTATATGGGTGATATTCACAGGGCTTCGTATAATGGGCATAAGGGGTACTACAATCCTAGGACAGGACGGGTTAAATTCGGAAAATGCGTATATCCGAGTATCGAGGTGGCGATAAAATATCTCAAGGCAAAGTAAGATGAACAAGTTCGTAAACTCTACGGCTCTTACTGTGTCATTATCTTACATTCTCAAAAGTATAAAAAACCGCTCAAACTTTAAAAAAGAATACATCATACCGCTTATAGCCCTTGTGGTATCAAAGTATGTAGTGGGTGACTTTGATATGGGTTACACTTGGACAACAACTGATATCTTCTACGTACTGTACACTTTGACCATCTCATATTTGGTGGTGACCAAACTTTAAAAATTCTCAGTACAAAGTAAGATGCCCCTCACAGATGTTCAGATTCTTAAGAAGGTTGGTGAGTTGCGTAGAACCAAAGGTAAGATATACGCTCCACTCAAGTATTTCCGGGGACTCACCACCCTCAAAGACGTCGAAACACGATACAAAAAAATGCTTAAACGAGATTACGGAAGCTTCAAAACGGATGAGGGACAGAAGACAAAGACTTCCTCCTACACCCAAAAGTTTAGGAAAAAGTACGGCCCTAGTGTCAAATCCCTTCCAAACATTTCTAAGGCTACTGGCATTCCTTTGAAGACACTCAAGACGGTCTATAATAGGGGTCTCGCCGC